ATATTCTGCGGTGTTTCGTGTTAGGCCAAGTTTTGAGGGAGTAGCGAAGCCCTCGATTTCCCCTTCGCTGAGTAGTTCAATGATGTTTGCGTAGGACGTAGAATCTAGATTGTCTTTTGCCGTGGATGGTCCACTGCGGCTACCGCCACCACCTTTGCCGCCACCGCCACCACCGCCGTAAATAGTCATGCGGTCACCTGCACAATGTCAATGCCAGCGCTAACAACTACACTGCCAACTATGGTTTCTCCGTAAACAACGGGCACTGGAACTCCTGCGCGACTAACATTTTGAATTCCGCTGAAACTGAAGCTTTTGCGTGGATCACCTTCGTCCGCAGTATTGATTTTTGGCGTAGGAGTGAGTAGCTGGGCAATACCGCCAAGCACTAGGCTTGTACCGAGGCCAAATAATATGGTGCCAGCAATATTAAAACCAGCCGCTGTTGCCGCAACTGCTCCTGTAGTGGCTGTAGCGGCCTGGGCGGCGGTGGCGGCTGCCCACCCTACACCTGGGATGAACGCCAAGGCTATCATTGCTATGCCAAGAATAATCCGTCCAGCCGAGCCAGCACCAGCGACAATGGGAATAATCCGTAGCTCCTGTCCCATTGGGCTGTGCAGGTCTTCCTCTCCCAGGTCATGGGCGGCAGTTCTCACGCGGTAGTGCTGCTGCGCCATGTGCTGCTCCAGCTCAGGCCAATTTGCCAGCAGGAATCGCACTGCCTCTGCTGCGGATGCCACGTCTGCCTCTAGCACGCGATGGCCGACAAACTTTGCGAGTTCCCCGTAAAGCCTGATCTTACGCAGCATAACGCAACCTCCTGCCCGTACATTTTAGGAGCCACCCGCCATAAAGCTCGCGGCAACTTAAGCGGTTCTGTAAATGATGCAGAATCGTCTGCTCGCCTAAATAAACGCCGCAATGATTCAGGCCCCTGCTGGCGATGCTCATAAACAACAAATCGCCACGGCCCAGTTCTTCCTCGGGTAGCAGTTCACGAAAGCCAGTGGCCTTCCACTTGTCATCAAAATATGGCTGTGCTTGGAAGTCAGTCGGCGTACCAATGCGCTCCCAATCGCGCAGCATAATGCCCTGCTCGGCATACCAGTCACGTGCCAGACTCCAGCAGTCATGCACGCCCCACACCCATGAGCGGCCAACAATCGGTGCCTTGTAACCTGATGGTTTACAGGCGCCCCATTGCAGCGTATTAGGGTTGACGATGTACCAGGGTAAGCCACTGGTTTCACACGAGGCTAAGTCTGCTGCTGATGGTGCTGCTGGGGTCAATGGGTGGGAATGAAAAATGGCAACAATTTCTCCTTCGTCTTCAGCCGCTGCGTAGTCGTCAGGGCTAAGCACAAAAAAGTCGTTAGGTGATTCAGCTAGGTTCTGGCACGGCCAATAGTGCTCGCGGCCTTTAATGATGACCACCAGCCCGCACGCCTCCCGTGGCAGGCACTGCTGGGCATGTTCAATGGCGGCCTCTCTCCACGTCATCATGCTGTTGCTGAGTTGATGCCAGGGAAGCTACCGAATGGTAGCTCTGCGTTCGCACCAAACCTTGCCTTGCAACTTGCCAGTCGCTTGCCGCATACATCAAGAGATGCAAGAGCTACAGCGTTATCTTCAGCATCAAAGTAGCTGGTGCCGTTGTATCCGCACTCATTCGACCGGTAACGCCACTGGCAAATATTACCGATGCACTGCCGCTTGGGTGCCCGGACCCCTGCCAGGTCCATCGCGCTGACCATTTCAAACTCAACCACGTCTCGGGTTTCAGCCGTTTTGCGGTCGATGTAGAAAATCTCCTGCGGGAATTCAGCAGTTTCATCTGCTGTGGCGTTGGTGGATTCAAGAAGAATCCTGCCGCTATCTTCCAGCAACAGGTAAAAATTGTCTTCCGTTAGCAGTGCGTCGCCACTAGCTGCGAAGTTGATCGGGTCTAGATAACGAGCTAGTGTGCGGATGCGCGTCAGCTTTGCACCTTCTAGGCCATTGGGCAGCGTCAACAAGATAGCTGTGATGGTGCCGAAGATATTGCTGACGCGAATTTTGGGCCTTGGTAGCTGCCCCTGTCCGCTATATTCAAAGCCGTCGGCCTCAATAGGCATATGCAAGTATTCGTTGTTCCTCCAAAAGATATTGCCGTAAGTCAATAGATCGTTGCTACCGGCATGGAAGCGGTAAATTTCGCTGCTGCCGTGGATGTTAGAATTGAGGCTAAGCTCAAACATCTCGATGATGGCATCTGGCGATGGCGTTTGAAGGTCGCCCGCAATGATCGACACTGCCATCCAGGTGACAGTGCCATCCTGCACTTCGTTGCCAATGACCGTCGGCCAAAATGGTTCAGCAGTACCAGATGTACCCGCAACGATGCAGCGGTAGAAGAAGCCGCCGCCATTATCTGTATAGGCACGAACAAGAGTGCCGACGGTGTACGCAGTGCTGCTAATCCACGCAACAGTGACTGCCATCGCTTAAGGCTCAAACACTTGACGAAAATTAGCGCTAATCGTTGCCCTGTTGTTATATGGAATTGTCTTTGTCCATTGCTCGCAAACCCACCTGTATGAAGTCGTTTCGCCCAATGGTACCCAGTCAAACGATGCACCATCGCTAGCGCGTTCGTCAAGGAAGGCTTCAATCGTATCAGCCTCAGTTTCTGTAATATTTGTCCAAGATAGCGACCAAACTTTAGGATTTTGATTTAAGCCAAAACGAATTCTTTGTTCATAACCGTCCCCGAACTGAATCCTACGGATTTTGGGAGTCGATTCCTTACTGGCTCCGTAATCGGGAGTAATGCTGGGAAAGGTTGCCATGTCTACAGATCAAGCGTGATGATGCCATTGGTAACATAATTGCAACTTATGACCTGCGCGTCATCTGGGCTGGTGCCGTAAGTGGCCTCCTGAATGATACCATTGAACACAATTTTCTTGGTGCTGGATAGGTACAGCTCAAACAATGCTAGGCCAGCGTCCCCAGGGCTGTTGACAGCTTCGATAAAACTATTGTTCCCGCCGTCATAGATCAAATCAGCGGACCCGCTGCCAGAAATGATGCCGCCAGCAGTGCGAACGTAGGTATCGCCAGCCCTGGTGCTTTCAAGGATCTCCTTTGTGACCCTTATCGTCCACGACTTAACGGCAGTCAAGGTTGCAGCCGCACCGCCAGTGGCGTTGAATCTCACGAAGCCTTCGTAACCTTGAAAATAGCTTGAAGTCATCGCGTCAGCAAGCCTCCGGGTCTCTGTTGTTTGATGATCTCCGCCTGTACGGCGGCGCTGATCACTCGGCCCAGCGCGGCTCCCTGTTGCTGGTTGCCCTCCACGCCAGTGCCCTTCGCATCCACGTTCACTGTAACGCTAATGTCGCCACCGCCAGCACCCGAAGCATCGACCCCTAGGCGGCCACCAGGCCCCTTAGAGAGGGGCATGATCGCCTCTGGGCCGGCCTCACCCATGACCCCGGTGTTCATCACGCCGCCAGCGGCGAACTTGAACAGAGTGGGACCGCTGACGATCGAGTTAGTGAACGCCCCGCCCATGGCAAATGGGGTGATGCTCTTATCGAAATAGGCGCCATTTGCAGCAGCGAAGATTGGCGAGCCCTGTCCAATGGCTGCAGCCTCTGGGCTGACAGCAGTTCCAAGGCCGCCACCAGGAAACAGCTTCAGGGCCTGGTTCAAGATGGTCATCACGATCCATTTCTGGATGATCTGAGCCGCCATGTCCAGGAAGTAGTCAGCCGTGCGCTGGAAGAAGTTAGCCAGCGCCTCTTGAGCTGACATGCTGCCACTGATCACGCCCCTGAAGGATTCGGAGAAGGCGCCACCAATAGCGTCAGCAGCAGCAATAACTTGGTTGGCTGGGTCAATAAGATCAGTTAGCTCTTTCTTGAGATCGCCAATTCTTCCTTCAACTTTTTCACGGGGGGAAACGATGGCGCCTTCGGCGGCATCACGAGCGCCTTTGGCAGCCCCGCCTGCTTCGCCCTTTGCCTTCTCGGCTAACTTATTCCGCAGGTCAAGAATCGCTTGAAGCTTTTTCCTTAGCTCCTCCTGCTTCCCGACATCTTCGGTCGTTGCAATGAGGTCGGCAAGCGTGGCTTCTGTTAGCCTGAAGGTGCCATCAACAAGCTTCGGATTCAGCTTAAGCCTTTCCAGCTCAGCTCTTACAGCTTGATTCGTGGTGGCCTCAAGACCAGTCAAGACACTATTTAAGTCCCTCGTAATTTCAAGAACGCGCATTTCTCCTTCAATAAGCTCTGGGGCAACGCCATCGAAAGCCAAGCGATTGCGTTCCTTGCGCTTTTGAATCTCAAATTCAAGTTCTCGATTTTGCTCTTTATACTGAAGAATTGGCGCTAAGACCTGCTGTTCAAACGCAAAGCGAGCTGCCTCGGACTGAACCTCAAGCCTTTGCTTCTCAACGGTTGTTGCGCCTACGGTCGCCGCCTTAATTTTTTCCATTATTCCGAGATATTGCTGCATCAAGTCATTGATGCCAACGAGCTGAGGAGCAGTGGGGAGCGCAGGCATTGCGGGAGGGGCCGGAGCCACCGGGGCAGCGCCTACGGCGCCAGAGGAGACCTGAGCGGCGGCGCCAGCAGACGCGGCCTGGCCAGTCCCGCCAGCAAGCCCCCTGACCATCCTTCCGGTCTTTCTGCTGAAATATCCAACGCCTTCCTGGAGATAAATGTCGGGATCCGCCTTGCTAGAGACGGCCTTGCCGAGTTGCAAAAATGGCAGAGAAGCGTAAGGATCGGCCTTGCCATTCATCCAGGATTCCTGGTGGGTGTGCGGCCCAGTGCTTCTTCCAGTGCTACCAACAGCAGCCAGTCTTTGGTTTGCTTCAAATCGTTGTCCGACCTTGACGAAAATTTCATCAAGGTGGCCCGACAAGACAGTCATGCCATTGTCCAGGGCAACTTTAAGCGTATTCCCGTATCCAGCTATCCAGCCAGCAGACAGAACCTTGCCTCCCATTTCATATCCAAGCGCCGTGCCAGTTGGCGCCGCAATATCTACGCCAGCGTGCGTCTCGCCCCAGCGCTTCCCAGGGCGACTTGTAATCGGGAAGCCGTCAACAGACGTTCCCGTGTAGCCACCTTCCGCCTGAACTGCTAGGCCTTCCTGCGCTACGATTTGCTTTTTCTTCTCCAGATCAATCTCAACTTCATAGCGATGCTTCGCCATGGCTAGGCGATATTCCTCAATCTGCACAACATAGTCGCCAATCTGCCTTTCAATTTGCAGCCGAGAGCGAGACACATCACGCGAGAACTCATCGCGTTGAATAGCCATCTGAGAAACCCGATCCTCAACTTGAAGCTTGTAGCGGCTGACCTCTTGATCTATCCCTTGCAGCTCTAGCTTAAGTTGCTTTTCTGCAAGCTGAAGGTCGGCTTCGCCTTCCGCCCTTACCTTCAGGTATTCCCTGGCTGCGTCAACTACGCCCTGGGCGATCGGATCAAGACCAACGGATGCCTTTTGAAGCTGAAGATCAAAGGTGTCAATTGCATTTTGCTGGCGCTTGCGCTCGTTTTCAGCAAGCTTTTGCTCAAGCTCTTGCCGCTTGCCAAATACTTCGTCTTCAATGGAACGGCGGAATTCAGCAGCCTCCCGCTCCATATCAGTGGCACGCTTGCGAAGACCGTAAACAGTGTCTTCGATGCTTAGGCGAAGGTCTACCCCGCTGCGCTCAAGTGCGACGCCCTGCTGGATAATGGCGCGAGACTTGTCTGCATTTTCGATTGACTTGTTGAGAACCTCTTCTTGCCGCGCCTGGTCTTGTTTTGCCTCCTTAAGCTGTTGCGGAGCGATTCTATTGAGAATCGCCTCAGCTCCTTTCAAGTAATCGGGGCCAGAGAATGCCTTGGCCTCCTGCTGGAAGGCCTTCCTTTGCTCCGGGGTTAGCTTGGAGATTCTTTCCCCAAGGTCAGTCATTGTATTGGACTCAACTTTTGCCCCGGCAATTTTGGCGAGCAGGTTGAGGAAATCGCCAACAGGCCCAGCGACAAGTGCCTGCATTTGTGTATTTAGTTCCGCCCATTTTTTGCTAAGAGCGGATGCGGCGTCCCCAAGATCCATCAAGTCATTAGCACCTTGCACCCCAACTATGTCAACAATTCTTGACTGAATTTCGGCCGCAGCCTTGCCTGTCTGACCGGTTTCAATTAACTTGGAAATGTAATATTCCTGCTGACGACTTGCGAATAGGCCGGCTTCTTTGAGTTTATCGAATCCTTCAATTGGGTAGTTGAGGGCTTTGCCTGTGTCCTGCGCTGCTTGGCTCAAGGTATCGAATGACGTGCCAAGCGCTGTACCAATCAGTGACAGACCAAAGCCCAGGCCGCCACCAGCGAAGCCACCAGCAGCGCCACCGGCAAGGCCGAAAACAGAGGCCCCGAGGCCCTGACCGAACAGCAAGGGGAACGCGCCACCGATCAGGCCTTCGCTAATGCCACGGCCCGCCCTGGGGCCAAAGCGGCGGGTCAGGAAGTCGGCATTGGGATCGCGGCGCTCAACCTGACGCCCGATGTTCCCAATCGTTTCACGCAATTGATTGTCAAGTCGATCAAATCCTTCAATGGTTGGATCAAGAACAGCACGAAGTTCAGCAAAAACGCCGGACAAAGCCTCAAGCTCACGAGTCGAGAGACGCGAAATGTCACCCAGAGCATCAAGCCCAAGAAGACTCGCTATCTGCTGAGCCTGCCCTCCTTGTCCACCGCCGCCAGCCGCTCCAGCAAATCCGCCAGCAGGCGGGCGAGGACCGCCTGCACCGCCAAACGCCCCTCGAACAGCAGAGGAGATTCGGCTGAAGAGATCGGAGATGGCATCCTGCAGCCCCCTCTGAGCAGCGGGAGGTAAAGCTCCTGCAATGCCGCGAGCAGGAGGCAATGCAAGTCCTCGGGCTGCTCCGCCTTCCATCACAGCCCTGCTCCTCTCTTGAGAGCGCTGATAGGCCCTCAGGCGACGAAGCTCTTGAGCTGGAGACAGGCCCGATGCAAACAGGGACGGAGGTAGCGCTCCTGCAACACGAGCAGGAGGCAGTGCTGGCAAAGAAGTGAGCTTTCTGGTTGTTGCAGTAATTCCGTCAATAAATTTTTTGTAATCGCCGACAAGGCCGACCCAGGGATCTGGCGTGCGGACGGTGCGAATAAAATCTGCGAAAGCTCTTGTGATCTCCCTTTCAAGCTCTCCAGGGCCAAGCATTCTCTGCGTGGACATGAAGGAAGGAAGTTCAGAGGCAGTGGCGCGACGATTTGCAGCGCCAATCAGGTCTGTCGTGATTCGAGAATCAGGCAGTCCCCTCAAAAGGGGGCCAAAAATGTCTGGCTGGGTTGTTAGCTCAGCTATTTGCTTTCTGAAATTCAGCATCATGTCGCTGAATTCTTGTGTCGCACCTGCCGTGCCGCGACCGAAACCCTGGGATTCGAGGAATGGACGGAGCCCGCGAGATGGGCGCTCTACAAACTCAAAGCCCTTGCTGGTTGCACGAAGTTCCTTTACATTTCTGGTTAAAGTTTGTTCGCCAAATGCCTTTTCCGTCGCAGCTCGAATCCTTGGGTAGGATTTTTGCATCTCGGCAATATATGTGTTGACGAGATTCATCACCAGCTCGATCATAAACCGAGACGGGCTCTTGATTCCAAACACATCCTTAATTGCCTGAGCTGCGGCACCAGCAAAAGACTTTGCAGCAGCAGCGGAGCTTGCAGCGCCTTTTTTTAGCCCAGATGCAAATGACTGAGTAATGTTTCCAGCAGCCTGACCAGCCGCTGGCTTGCCTGTATTAAATTCACGAATAATCTGATCAATCGCCTCGGCAGGAGACGCGCCATCAAGGAAGCTTGCGCGGGCGCCACGGGCCTCCCTGAGGCTTTTAAGAGCCTGCTGAAGGCCAGAGCCCGACCCCTTTGCAGCCCCGCCTGGTCGTGCAGTTCCAACAGGCATTTCGACGCCATATATTTTACGCAGCCGCTCCTGCTCTTTGTTGTATTTTTCTTGGAAACGAATGCCTCTTGCGACTGCCTGATTGAACTCTTCTTGACTGGTAGTGAGACGCTGAATCCCCCTGCCAGACGCATTCAACATCTTCTCGTCTGGGAGAAAACGATTGTACTGAGGGTCGATAGTCTTGGTGGCTTGACTCAGCTTTTGGGTTGCTTGCGCCAGCCGCAACGTTGCGGCAGCTTCGTCTGCTGTCCGCGCACCGCCCAGAACCTCTCTAATCCTTGGTTCTGCTCGACCTTGGATCATGCTTGGCCCAGCCTGCCTTGCGCCGCCTCGCCTCGCCGGCTGGTTTACATCGCCAAAGGGCAACGCAGGCCGAGGCAACTGGGCCTGGAAGTAATAATCTTGAGCGTCCTTAAAGGAAATCCGCTTGGATGACCTAATCTTTTCTTCTACTTGGAATATCTTTTCAAGGGCAGATTGCCTTTGCTTTTCGAGCGCAACAGCAGCGGACGAAAGCCTTTCATTAGTTTTTGCCGCACTTTCGGCCTCTCTCTGCTGCTTTTCTTGTTCCTGGATTAGTTTTGTTGCATTAGAGAGCTGCTGCCTGCCGAGCCTTGGATCGGCAAAGGGGAGAAACGTTCCCTCTTTTGATCTACCTGTTACAAGGTTTCTCTCTGCTGCGGCAAGCCTGCCAATTATGTCTTCATTATCGGCAAGAACCTTGGCCCTTGCCTTGAGCGCATCAATTTGCTCCCTATAGCCAGCAGCCTGTTCGTTCAGGAAATCAGCATTGACGCCTGTTTTTTTTGTTCCAGTTAGAGTTCTATTCCAGTCTCTTTGCTCTTGAACCAGGGAGCTTAGTTCAGTCCTAAGCGTCCTAATTAAGCCAGTATCTTTTGACTTAAAAGCTTTGCCAAAGGCATTATTAAGTTCATCAAACCTATCTTTTATATCTTTAAGCTGACCTTTGCTTTGATCTAATCCCTTTGTTTCAATGCTGAACTCACGTGTGTATCGAGACACAAGCGAGCGCTCACGCCTAAGCCGGGACTCAAGCCCAATTGTTTTGCTAATCTCTGCGTTACTTTTCTTAAGAGAGGCAATAGGTATTTCGGTTAACTTGGTAGTTTTTTCAAGTTCTTGGTTAACTGTTTTTAAGGCCCTTGAATATGTTCCTAGGTCTGAAACTCTTCCAAGTTCTACGTCAAAGCCTTGCTTAGATATTTGATCGGCAGTTGCCTGAATAGCATCAAGCTTGGACTGAAGCTTATTCAGCTCAGCCATCCCACTGAGAAGAATGTCAATCCGGGCTTCAATGCTGGCCACGTCTTAGAGCCCTCTCGTGAGACGAGTCTAGCCAAGGCCAAGAAAAAGCCGCCCTGGAGGACGGCTGGCGGGCTAGCGCTTCCTTTTGATCTTCTCCATTTCTTTTTGCTGGAGTTCGTTTTTGCGCTGAAAGTGGAGATTCCACAATATAAGTTCTTCTTCTGTAACACGAGACTTTAGCTCAAACAATGTGCAGTGCAGAGTTTCTGCCAGACTTAGCTGAAACTGAAGCCTCGTGTCCTTCTCAAACTCAATCTTCAGCGCTTTTCATTTCAAATTCTTCGCCCTCTTCGCCATTCGGCTTCAAGACCGAAAGAATCATCTTCTGCAGGATCTCGTCTTCAATGTCGTTCCTCAGCACTGGGATGTCTCCAGACTTGAAGATTTTTTCACCATTTTCATCTTCAGCCTTCATCACCAGCAATTGCATGGCAAAATCATTCGTAGACTTGCCATTTTTTTGCGCCTTCTCTCGCTCGGCTGCCGTAAGTGGCTTGACCCAATACTCAAAGTCACTGCCATCTGAAAGCGTAATGCACTGACGAATGGGCTCGAAATTTGCAGCCTTGCGGAGTTTGTCAATCGCCCGACCGAAGCCAGGGGACGGAGAAGCTGGAGTGGTGGCCATTGGAAAAAAAAGAACCGTTCCAAGGATACCCCGTCAAATCCCAAAACGCAAATCGGCGTGTAAATACGATATTGGCGTAACACGCCTTGAACTGCTAACCCCAGCAGGGGTGGATAGCGGTTAGCGGCTGATTTCCTCCCAGTCCATGGATGCGTGAACACCGCACGTTGAGGTGCTACCTGTTACAACCAGACTCAGCTCATATGGGGTGCCAGTAAGTCCATCGCGCTCCAGTTGGAACTTAAACAGGGCCTCCTTCAAAATGTCAATACTAGGAGAGCTTTGGGTAGAAGCACTGAAATAACCTTGAGCCAGGATGCGGCCACCCGTTGTAGACGTGCCAGTGAGATTGTATTCAACAGATGAGCTGGCACCAGCATCAACCCAATCGCCGCCTGTGGTGGTTGAACTGGCTACAACTCGCCAGTTGTAGTTGGTGTTGGTACTTACACCGAGAATGGAGATGGCGGTCAGGATGATAATGGCGTCTAGGGCAGTGGCTTTTAAGCGCAGAGAAATGACTGGATAGTAGGTGCCGATTACTGCAAGCGCTGCGGGAGCGCTGATGGAGGTACCGATGGCCTGTTGAAGGCCCCGGAGTTCGTAGCCGCCCTCGGACAAAACTGTAGAGCAGACCTGCTTGAGAGTGCTGGCGCTCGTGGTGGCAGCGGTATTTGTAATTTCGTAGCGAAGGGGAAGCGAAGCAGTAGTGATGTAAGTGGAGTCGATGATGTTGGCGTGGTGGAAAGAGTGGCAGTGTATGAACTTGCCGTCGATGACAAAGCCCATGCGGACTGTGCCAAGCCCCAGCCACTCAATATCCATCCACAAGATTTGGGCCTTGGTTGGATCGAGCGTCAACTCGGAAAGACCGCTGCCATCGAGAGGGTCAACATTCCAGTTGGATTGCGCGACACGGGTTTCGACCAAGGAGCCAGTGGAGGAGCTGCGCTCGACGAAAGAGAGAGCGCTGTTGTCCAGCTCCAGGTACATGCCGTTGGAGGCGCCGTAATAGCCGACACGCTGGCGGAGGTTGGTCTTGGCAGCGTTGAAAGTGAACGTGGACATCACCAGCAGGGACTTGCCTGGCTGGTAAGAAAAGCATTTGGTGGTTTCACGGATAACAGATGAGCCGGAAGCCGCCGTTACAGCAAGATTGACGAGGCCAGCATTGGCATTAAAGGTTGAAGTGCCACCCGTCGCAAGGGCCGTCGCCCACAGACCATTGTCGCGGTAACGGTGGCTGGAATCAAACAGTGTAAATGGATTAGCAACCCTCAGCCGACCAAAAGAATCGTTTGAAGGAGTGGACGTTGAAAAAGCCGCTTCTACCTTAAGCCTACCATTCGCCGTAGCACCAATTTCGCAGGCTGCGCCGCTGAGAAGGGTTCCGTGAACAACTGCATCGGGCATGGGAGGAAAAGCAAAAAGAAAACCCCGCCGAAGCGGGGCGTTGCAGCACTTAATCGAATCAGGCGGTGGTAGAGAAGTCGAAAGTCACCGCGTCAGATGGACGGAAGTTGATGGCCACCGATTGGGCGTCATCAGGGTTCACGTTCATCGAGGCCGAAGTGAGAGTGATGTCCATCTCAATCGAGCGACTCTTGGACTCATCTACAACGCCAGCAGACTCAATCCGCTCAATGTACAGCTTCACAGAAGCGCCCATCTGCTTACGGAGCAGCACGTCTTGAATCATGCGGTTGGCCAGGGCCTGCTCTTCATCAGTCACGTAGACGTTGGCGCTACCATTGGCATCACCAAATCCAGAGATGTAGGTACGGAACGGAACGTACTGGCCAAGGGTCTTGCCGATGGTCGTAACGTCGATCTCGGCCCGAGAAATTTCAAGGCTCCAATCGCGGACCTCAGCCACAACGGCGTAAGAGGAGTAGTAGATCTCGAACTTGTTGGGAGCCGCAAGAGTACCAGTGGTAGTCAGCGTAATAACAGGAGTCAGGGTTGCGCTGCTGGAAACGGTCGCAACGCCAGTCGAGCTGCTGTAACCGATAACGTAGTAAGTCGTGCCAGCCGTGATGCCAGCAGGGAGGGTGCCGGTGCCAGTACCTCCGGTCAGGGTGTTGCGAATTCGGAACTGGACGGGATCGCCAGGCTTAAAGTTGAAATTAGCGCCGACGTTGAGCAGGGCGCCAGCAACGGTGACATCGGCAGTGCCGAAGCTTGCAACAGTGCCAGCGGGCTTGTAATAGAAGGCGCCAGAAACGCCGGACAGTACGGTAGACATTGGGAGTCAGGGGGTAGTGACTTGGCGGGCACTGCCCAGCTAGGGATAGGGTAGCGACCTACTTTGCGCTTGCTTGCCAGCCAGCATCAATTCTGCCAACGAAGTGAGGAAAGTTCTCTGGCGCCTGAAAGGCTGGTCCCGTTATCTGACCTACGCGAACGTAGGTTGAGGTAGAAGTTTTCCTGGTTGAGTTAAGTGTATCAATGACACCCTTTGCAAGTTGAACCATTTGCTGACACCTTGCTGGACCGCTGCCCTTAGGGGCGAAGCATCTTACGATTAAAGCCCCCCTCGCATAATCAAGAGAACCGTCAAGAGTTGGCTCTGTCGTCAGTCCGAAAGTAATGTTAATTCTGACGTATTCTTTCGGGGGGTCGGGTGGAACCGCTGTTACGTTATCAAAATAAACAGGAATAGGCGGCACCTGAGAGTTGTAGGCACTCAGCAGGGGAGCTTCAAGTTTTGCTCGAATGGATTGGTAGTTCATTAGAATGATGCCTTGAGGCCAATCGAGAAGCCCCTGCCTAAGTCCCTTTGGAGCGGTCCACCTTCATAATAAGTTTGATACCAAAAAGGTTCAGCCGTTCTTGCTGCAGGAGCCTCTTCAAGACTCCCAGAGAAATTGGCGCCGATGTCATACCTGTAGCTAGGATTGTCTCTTCCATCACCCAGGGTAGGCTCTTTAAGCGGTTCCGCCGTTTCAGCGTAGTCTCTGCGAAGAACTCCCTCATCAACGTCAATAGCAATATTGGCGTATGTGGTAGTGTTGACAATCTGAAATTGCGTCTGATCTGCAATTATCGTGCTTGCTCCGGTTTTGCCACCTCTCATGTATCTCTCGATGAGATCAATTCGCACATCTTTTTTGCTATATCTATAAATTTGACCATCTGGGCCTGGTCCGCCAGGGTCAGCGCCTTCTGGAACGAATCTCCAGGAAGCTGAAAATCTACCGCTCCAAGCTGGGCCTTTCTCAGCGAGACTGTTCATAATTTCTATAGCAGCGCCCTGAAGGCCGCTGGCAATCTCCCTTCGCAATTGCTTAGCAAACTCTTCTTGTTCGCGGCGAGCAATATTTCTCGCTGTCGCAGCCCCTAGTGATCTTTTTCTTGCTTTTCTGACCATCTAGCTCACCTTTGCGATAACGATGTGCATAATCGGGCTGTCGCCACGATACTGCTCTTGATCAACGATCTTTGCGGTACGATTGACCCCAGCTTCAGCGTAGCGAATTGAGTCGGTTGACTGCGGGTAGTAGCTACCAAGATAAACAGCGGGGATGATAAACTTAATTACTCGCTGTTGATAAAAACCTTCCCTTTCCTTTGGTGTCAGCTTTGTTGGCAGCGCCCTTGCTGCGATCTCCGTGCTAGCTCCAGTTACAATGCCAGTTGCAGGATCATAAACTGGACTCTGGGATGCTTTGATATAAATAATGTCAATGCCCCACTGATCAATCAGCGGACCAGGCAGCGATCCAAATACGTCGTCAACAAGGGACATGGCTAGAACCTATTGCTCCAGCTACCGCCATAGGGCCAAAGCTGTCCGTTGATGTAGCGCACGCCAGAAGGCCTTTGCCTCGTCACATACCCCCTGTAGCCAACACGAGCAGTTGACTCGCGCCTGACCTTCGGCTGATAAAAGTCCCCACGGATCATGTACCTAGCAAAAATATCCATCGAGAACGGGGGAATAAATAGCATCCCCGTTTGCGACATCTGATCTTTGCTAAACTTGACCGTCAGACCCTCACTGGTGCCACCAAGAGTAACTTCGTCGTACTCACTGTTTTTGTATCTTGTAGCGCCGCCGTCGGCATTCGCAATTCCGGTGTAGCCACCATTCGTGCCGAGAAATGCTGCCATGTTGGCAACGCCAATCTCGAAGTCAACTGGCAGCTCGTCCTCGGGAGCGTAGTAATAATCTGCGATGATCCGCCTTGGCCATGCCAGGCTCTGCTCATTTGATACAGGCTGCCCCTTCCAATGCAGGGGGTTGATCGCCATTGTTGCTGCAACCAGACTCCGCTCTTTCTGAGTCGTGGTCAGCGCCAACCAAGTAGTAACACCTGTGCTGGCTGGCAGCTCAGAGAGAAGCGTCGTGGCCCTTGCCACCGACAGGTAGGAGTTGGCGTCAGACGCCCCCAGTGTCGAGACAAAGGCCATGACTCATCCTCAGGATGCCCTGGAAGGGGCTTTGGGCTTGGCTTTGGTCACAGTAGCCGTGGACTCGGCCTTGGGCTCCTCAGTGGGCTCCTCGGCCTCTGCAACCGGCATCTCACAGGCAGGCTCAGCCTGGATGGTTTCAGCAGCGGCCTCAGCGACTGCGCGTTCTGCGGCCTCACGCCGCATTCGGAAAGTACCAGCGCTCATGGTTTTTCAATAAATAGTTGAAAGCCCCGGCGAACCGGGGCCATGATCTTAAGTGTTAGATCAGATGTAGCAACGCATCCGGGTGATCCGAATGTTGCGGTCATCGTCAAACACCTTCGCCCAGTTGGCAGGAGTTGCAAGCTCAGCGTTGCTGGGAGCAGCAGCGGCAGGGTTGCCCCTCCAGCTCAGGCCGTTCGGGTGAACAAGGTAATGGGTGCGGTTGATCAGAAAATCAATACCCAGGAACTTGTCCCGATCAGTCTCAACAGGGTTCTTGGCAGGAGCAGTTGCATAAGCAAAAGCGCCGGGGCCAAAGAAGAAGGTGTGGTAGATCGGCAGGTTGGTAGCGCCGCCACCGCCAGGGCCACCGCCGGTGGTCTCGAACGGCAGACGGTCATCAACGAACACCGGGCGACCCAGATAGGTGCCCTTTTCCAGAGCTTCGGCAGAAAGACGGCTGTCAAGCTGCGAAGTGCTGGAGGCCGGCACGATCAGGTCGAGCTTCATCAGCGCGTAATACACTGCGGAGTGCATCATTACGCCAGTCAGCTCGTCGCCAGCATCACCAAGCTTGGCGATACCATCAACCATCAGGCTCTGGGAGAGCTGGGTAGTGGCTCCACCAACGGCGTGGCTGGTAGCAAGAGGGCCGCCAGTGCCGAACAGGCCATTCAGGATGTTGCGGGTAACAACCTGCATGTCGCGGATCCAGTAGCGACCAGTGCTACGGGCAATTGCCTGAGCAGGGTCAGAACCAGAAAGATCAGCAGCGAGGTCGCTGGACTTCCAGGACTTCCGGCGCATGTTGCGAACGCCGACTTGCAGGTCACCAGCGATCTCGGTGGGGGTCGAGGCCACGGTGTCGGAATCAATTTCCGAATCGCCAGTCAGGTCGCCATAGAAAGGCAGGTCGATGGTCTTACCGCCTTTGGCAAATTCAGCCTGGATAGCGGCATTGGTGACCATCAGGCCGGAAGTCACCAGGGCATTTTTGTCGCGGATTTCTTCCTGTTGGTAGTCCAGGAAGAGTTCAGGAATAAGGGGAACGCCTGCGAGAAGCATTGTCTTAGAGCGGAGGAACAGATTTACGGGCGAGCCGTTGTTGATTCAGCTTCACAGCACCGCTGCCCTTGCTGCGAGGCACTGCCTCTCTCGACCAGATAGTAGCAAAGAAAAAGCCGGGGTCTCACCCCCGGCCTACGTCTCATGACGACTCCAAGTTAGATAACTTGATGACTCGCCACACGCAAAGTGTTCAGATCAAGAAGATGCAAGCTTGTAGCCTGCAATACCGATCAGTTAAGGGTGTAGCCCTTGCCTGTCAGCACGGCCTTTTCGCCAGCATCAAGAGATGCCCAGCCAGCGCAGCCGCTTGCAGTGATGGTCTTGGTGCCGGTCACGGTTGGGGCAGCCGCGAACAGATCGTTGAGCTGGGCCTCGGTGAAGGCGTCAGGCAGGATGAAGGTCCAGTTCTTCATGCCACGAGTGCAAAGCACGATGGCAGACAGGATCTCGTCGATTGCAGTTGCAGATTGAACACCACGCATGTTGGTGCTGGTGCGATAGGCGCCGGAGACGGTCATCGGGGTAGGACGTGGCTCTAGAGGGAGTCTAGGGCCGCTTGAACTAGCTTCAGTGCCGGGGCCATCTCAGTGAACCTTGATGTCAGCGCGATCTGGATGGCTAAAATCCAACTAAATGATTTCAAAAGCCGTGGAGAGGCGCACTTGGAACACGCCAGTCCGGGAAAAATGGAATGAAGTTATTCGTTGTTGTTTGAAGGGTGTCGACAATCACAATGAAATGTATTTTCAAACACTTGACGGATGGCACTTGGCAAAAGCAGAAGAATTGAGAAAATACGTGATTGAACTAAAAGCTAAGATTATCGAAGATGAGTCCGATGCCGCCTCTTCTTGGCAGCGCTAATTATTCCAGTGGCGAACAACTCCAGCAACTATAAAACTATTCGTAACAGTATATGAAATAAGAATAGCAAGTCTTATGAGAGCAGCGAGATCCGCTTCTTTTTCATTCCGGCCCTCCTTTGGCCCCAGGGCCTTGGCAACAATTCGCCATGCGCCTTTTCTTTTCATGCGCCAGAGTCTTTGGCCTCTAGAAAGCCGGCAGGTATTCATCCCATGGCATTGAGCACGGCAAATACCACAATCCATTTTGTAGTTGCAGCCCACCAAGCTGGTGACATTTTCCCCTTCTTGATATTTTCCCGGTGCCTGGCAAACCAGGCCTCCCGTCGCGCCCTGTAAGCAGCCGACTCGCCCTCTTTCTTTGGCGAGCCACTGACTCCTTGCTGGCCGAACCGAATCAACTTATAGGTATCGCCATCCCTAGCCATCACAACATGAGACTTGGTTGGGTGACTAGGAGTCTTCTTGGGTTTATTGACTCCTGCCAGCCCAAGTTCCCTCATCTTGCTCTTGACGCGCTCAGGAACTGCCATGACTGAATAGCCGATGCTGAGAGCCTAGCGTCGCGCCAGCCTGCGATTTTTGCCATGGCCATTTCTGGCCCTGTTGGTCGAGGGGTTTTCCCTGACAAAACCGCCACTTGTGGTATGACTTAGATCACCGCCACCCTTGCCAGCGATCCCCCTTGCTCTGCGCTCTCTTGAAAGCTCAGCTCTATATTTCCTGCGCTCTGGAGTAGAGTGGTACTTTTTGTCGTAGGCAGCTTTCTTTTTGCGAGCCTCTGGATTGCTCGCATAGAAGGCAGCAGTTCTGCGCTTGTTTTTGACGGGTCTCGGTGCCATGACCGAATACTAGCGACGTTTTTTCCGCTTGTGCTGGTAGCCAATTCGCTTAGAACTCGTTTTTTCCCGCTTAAACTTTTTCTTTTCCTTGGCGGAAAGCTCTGATGCAGTCTTAGGAGTTTGGGCTGAAACACGCTTTGTTGGCCGACAGGCTGGATAGCCCTTGCGCTTTTCACCAGACTTTCTGCCGCAAGGCTTGCCAGTTTTAATATCCACCCACTCTTCAGCGAACCATCTACCGAGGCCTCCCTGTGGTTTGTCAGCCATTAGTCTTCACCTTGGCGATGCGATACTTGCCACCACGTTTTTTGTATTCCCGCACCAGCCAACCATTGGCGTAGGCACTTGGATAAACCTTAAACCTGCGCCTTGCTTCAGCCTTCACCCGACCGTACAAAGCTTTATCAGTTGGAACGTTTTTAGTTTTCACTTCTTGGTCCCCTTCTTGCCTTTCTTGGGCTTTTTCTTCCTGGTCTTTCCAGCCATTGAATACGCGATCGCAATGGCCTGCTTCTCAGGACGCCCTTCCTTGCGCAAGGTTGAAATGTTCTCTGAAATTGCCTTCTGCGACTTCCCCTTCTTGAGTGGCATCGAAATCCCAGCAGCACGAGGGGATCGTAGCCAAGAAAAAAGCCCCATCCCCTTGGAGGAATGAGGCCTTTCGCTTAACAGAAAAAATTCTGATCCATCGGTGATCAGTAACCGACAGCCCGAGCAAGGATCGGATCCACGTCACCACGGGCACGAGCCTGCTGAACAAGCCGCTGCGCGTAAGACTTATCACGACTGATGATCTCAGCAGCCTTGGTAGCGTTCGCTCCCGACTTTGTGAACGGGTTGTCATTCACTGGCATGGACGAGCGAGATGTAGGCAAGCCAGAGCCAGAAGCTACAACACCGGGGAAGTAAATCGAATACTCGTCATCTTTTTCAAGATTGCTGACGGCGTCCGAAACATTCACTGGATTCTCTTCGGGGCCATAGACAACCGTTTCGTTGTCATCAAGAAGTCGGAACTGACCGCCTTGCAAAGCGTAGACGTGAGCAGGGCGCTTGCAGCCTGCTTTCTCCAACTCTTGCAGCACGATAGAGCGCTTGTATTCGTCAAGACGAGCCTTGCGTTCTTGCTGCTTCTCCTTTTCGGTCTGATGCAGCTTCTCGGTCAGCTTGTCCATCTGCTTCTGCATCGAAGTCAGTTGGGCTCGCATTGCCTCCTCAACAGCGGTGGAGGGGGTGCTGGCAGCCGGAGTTTCCCCAGGGGCAGCAGCAGGCGCTGCAGGGGCAGCAAGAGGGGCGCTGGGAGCTTCCGGGGCTGCCTTGGGCGCAAGCAGCTCGGCAATTTGGTCTTCGATGTTGTCGCTCGCCAGGTCGATGCCAGCAGCCCTGGCAAGGCGCTCAACACCTTTGCGTTTTTGCAGGTCGGTCAGCAGGCCAACCTTGGTACGCTCCAACGCTTGCAGCTTCGCTTCGCTTTCTTCCAGTTTCGCTTGCAGCTCTTCAGCGCTCAGTTCGATGGGATCGGGCACAGATTGAAAATGTGACTATCTGAAGTGTAGCTCAAGACTCAGAAATTTCGTCAGTGGCTTCTGGGGGCTCTCCGTCAAAAGCCATCCCGGCTGTCTCCTCAACTGAATTCTCGACGTATAGACGGCGATTCGTCTCATCTGCTGGAGACGCTGGCTTGACGATCTCGGACCTGCGCTCTGAACCGTCGAGACCCATCTTCTCCAACAGCACCTTGACGTTAAAGCCGTGCATACCTTCAAACATTTCACCAGCCTCAAGCATTTCGAGGAATGTGCCGATGGGAATCGCCTCTGAATCCTTGTAAAGAGAGCTGATGGCCATGACTTGCTGACTGTGGAGCTTGGCTGGGATAAAGTTCTTGCTGACAGTGATCTTGATTTGTGGATACATGTCAGTCCGGTAGCCAGAGGCATACCAAAGTGCTCTGTTAAAGCAATCTTGCAGTGAGCCAATCAGAACGGCAAGCTGCGAATCAGATTGCGAGCGATCAAGCAGTTTGGCAAAACCAGATTCCACTTGACTCTTGCCGGGCGCAATAGCAATTGCAGCCAGCCGATCCATTGCACTCTCGATCCTCGCCAATTCCTTAAGCGTGGTCTCAGCTCCGTCCATTCCAGGGGAGACCATGCCAAACTTTGCATTTTCGTTCTGGCTAAAAAGACTCCTGCCAGAACCAGCATAGATTTCGTCATCTGGCCTTACGCCAGTACCAGTTAATAGCGGAGAAGAATTGAGGTGAATAGTTTCTGCAAGATCNGAGGACGTGGCCCAGTGATGCAGATTCAAACGTGCAATGTCAAACAATAACGGCCTGGCCCGACAGAAAGCTTCCTCCTTGCCGCCATAGCAAGGAACAAATGGGATATAATCAATAGACAGGAAGGTTTCGTTATTCTCTGGCAGGAAGTATTCATGAGGATGCCCGGTGACATTCTTCTCGTAAACTCGCACGCGGACATTCGAGCCCTCTTCGGGAATGTCATACACAACCACTGTGGGCACGACTTCCTCATAGTGCTCATTGATGGCACTTGCCCTGCGGATTTCTGACTTGATCCTCAGATAAGTAACTTTTGTTTCATACGAGGTCACCCCATTGATTGTGACAACGCCATTTTCGTGCCTGCAATCAAGAATATCGTCAACTTTAATAATCGTGAAATATGGACGCAACCCCATGCGACGCTGCATCGCCTTGTCAGCGGTGTCCACCCTGGGGTAGTCCGCCATCAGACCAGCGATACCGCCGTTCAAAGCCTCGGTAAACAGGGTCTTGGCAAAAGATGTGATCGACTTGCCTTCAAGGTTGACATT